ATGAAAGTATCTCAGACCATATCCAAGGCATTTACAGAAGGTATACAGAACATGGCGAAGTATTCTTCTGAATTTAACGGAAAAATGTCTGAAATGGCAAGTGCTACGGCTACATTGAAAAATTCTATTGGAGCATTGACAGCGCCTATCATATCTGCATTGACACCAGCAATCGTAACTTTATGCACATGGCTTACAAATGCCATTAATGCCATGAATAGATTTATTGCGGCTATAAGCGGAAAAAGCACTTGGACAAAGGCAAAAAAGCAGCAGGTAGACTATGCGGCATCTCTTGATAAAACAGCCGGTTCTGCCAAAAAAGCGGCTGGAGCATTGGCGGCTTTTGATGACTTGAATGTATTGCAGAAAAATGATTCTGGAAGCGGTAGTGGTGGCTCATCTGGAGCATCTGGTAGCGGCTATGAAGAAGTACCATTAACCCAAAAGGATTTTGAGTGGGTAAAAAATGTAAAAAAATTATTTGAAGCAATACTTCCAATTGTCTTAGCGATTGCAGCTGCTTTATTGACATGGAAAATTGCTAGTTTTCTGACAGATTTATTGGCAATGAGTTCAATTCTTGGAACAATTGTTTCATGGCTTGTTGTTATTGCAGGATTTGCATTGACTATATATAGCCTGTTCGACATGTGGAAGAATGGTGTTGATTGGGAGAATTTAATAGGCTATATCGTTGGTACTTCTCTTGCAGTCGGTGGATTATATGCTTTATTTGGCCCGATGGTAGCCGGTATTGCTCTGATAGTCATTTCTATTGCAGGATTAATAACTGCACTTAATGACATAAAAGAAAACGGATTAAATGCACAAAATACGTGCTTATTATTAGTTTCTGCTTTTGGCTTGGTAGTCGGAACGTTTATGGCATTTGGAGCAGTTGCAGCCAGTGTAGTTGCTGGAATCCTTTTAATATCAGCAGGAATTGCGGATTTGATAAATAATGGAGTAAATCTAAAAAATGGAATATTAATTGTTTCTGGTGTTTTTCTTGCATTGGTAGGTATCGTTGGTGCAGTAGTTGCAGCTATAGCAGCATTGATAGCAGGTTTAGTGCTTATAATAGCAGCGGATTGGGAAAATTTTAAACAAACCGTATGGGAACCCATAAAAGAATGGGGAATGGAGCTTTGGGAAAATTTCAAACAAATAGGCGAAGGATTACAAGAGATATTCCAAGGTGTTTTAGATTTCCTTGAAGGCGTATTTACATTAAATTGGAAAAAAATATGGAATGGTATAAAAAAATTCTTTATTGGTGTTTGGGATGTTATAGTGGGAAGTTTGAAAGCATCGGTCAATCTACTGATAGGCGCTCTAAACACTGTATACAATGCTATATGCGGTGTTATAAATGCCTGCATAGAAGCAATTAACAAAATTAGTTTTACTGTTCCTGATTGGGTACCCGGATTAGGTGGCAAACAATTCGGAGGATTTAATTTACAAAAAATCCAACCTATTAACATACCTTATTTAGCTAACGGAGGAATAACAACCGGAGCAACAATCGCAAAAATCGGAGAAGCCGGAAGAGAAGCTGTCCTGCCGCTTGAAAATAATACCGGCTGGATGGACGACCTTGCATCAAAGCTTGCAAGCAAAATGCCGGACTATAGCGGTGCTAAGACAGTAGTACTTTCGGTGGATGGTAAAGAGTTCGCAAGAATCAATCTGCCGTATTTACAGGATGAAGAAATAAGACTTGGGATAGCGGAGGGATAAGATGGTACATAAGTATACACAAGGACTTATCATTGATGGAATTACATATAATATCCCTATGGTGTCTATTCAAAGGACTTTGGATTTCTTGGAAAAGTATGCAGAAAGAACAGAGGACGGAGATATTCATATTGAGAGTATAGGAATCTATAAGAACTATACAATTTCAATTGGCACAATAGACGATCCGGTACTTTATGATAAACTGATGGATCATATAACAGATTGTGAAAACAGATTCCATCATGTATCTTTACCGGATGCAAGCAAGCAGTTTGATTTCTATGGGTATTTTTCATCAATTAAAGATGAAGTAGAAAAGGTATTTGACAACGGAGCGAAATATAAAGGCTTGTCTTGGAAAATGACGAGTAAAAAACCATTTAAGACACCGTAAGGGGGCATTTATGAGAACATATTGCAGGGCAGAAATGAAATTTATAGATGTTACCGCACTTGCGGATGCTTCGGTCACGACAGATGATAATCAGGGCATAGGTTCAATAGAGTTATTTGCAGAACAGACGGAACAGAAAAGTTATGGGACTTTTGAACTGAACCAATTTGTGCTAGATGGAAGTAAAAGCGTATTGACGGAAAATCCGAAAGACATTGCATTTTGGAATGATGCGTTATCGAAGGAAGATTGTACTTTTGAAACAGATCCTAAGATTACAGTCACGTTCCAAGAGCAGCACACGTCCGCAGCGATCACACTTTATTTTGAAGATGAGCCACCAGCAGAGTTGAAAATCACATGGTATACAATCGCCGGTACAAAATTAATCACAGAAACATTTTACCCGGACAGCCTTATTTATGTTTGCAATAATCAGGTGCAGAATTACGGAAAAATCGAGATTGAATTTGTAAGAACAAGCTTTCCACAGAGATATATTAAGCTTCAGTACATTTTATACGGAAAATATATCGTATGGGATAAGGATATGATCCAGACAGCCAAGGTGCAGGAGGACATTGATGTGACTTCTGCAACCTTGTCTATCAACGAAGCGGATATTTCAATTGTTGATATGAATAATGACTTTGACGCAGAAAACGAAAACGGAGCATGGAAGAGTGTGCAGAAAACGCAGGAAGTCACATTGTCAGAGTTTAATAACGGAAACATGATTCCTATGGGAGCATTCTTTATCGACGATTTTTCTTTTTCAAAGAATATTGCAAAATTTAAGTTGATTGATGTAGTTGGGTTATTAGATAAGTATACATTTTATGACGGACAGGTATATAACAATGTCCGTGCAGAAGTGATACTGAATGCGATATTTGCCACTGCCGGTATCAAAAAATATACGATTGATGAAGAAGTCGGCAACATACTTTTAAGTGGCTATTTAGCCATCCAGACGTGCCGTAAGGCATTGCAACAGGTATGCTTTGCGTGTGGTGCGGTAGCAGATGACAGCCGGAGCGATACCATCAAGGTTTATAAGCCAGACAGATATGTGAAATCCACTGTCGGGACGGATCGCAAATTTAATGGAAATACGAAAGTATCTCTTGAAAAATATATCTCTGGTGTGAATATTGAGATGAAAAACTATGCATTGGAAGAAAAAAACTCAAACATTTATAAGAAAACATTGCCGGCCGGAGATACCAAGATCACATTCTCAAGTCCATATCTTCCATCGTCCATCACGGCAAGTGTCGGCACGCTGAAAGAAGTAAAAACAAATTATCTCATCATTAACATGCCGGATGCCGGACAGTGCCAGATCACAGGTATTAAATATGCAAATACCACTTTTTCTTATGAGAAACGTGTGGATAAAATCGAAGCTGGAGAGACAGAAAATATAAAGAAGTACAGTGGATGCACCATTTATAATGCTGATATATTACCCGATATCGCCGCTTATCTTTTGGATTATCATGCCTTGAGAAAAAAGGTGGGAATGAAGTACCTGGTTGACTTAGAGCAGGTAGGAAATTGGGCGAATATAAATTCCATCGGTGGCAAGACATCGACAACATTGATTGAAAGCCAGACGCTTGATTTGACCGGTGGATTTATCGCAACGGCAACGTGCAGGGGGTATTCAGTAGTTGTTACGGAAAATTACTTCGCCGGAGTTGAATTATATACAGGAGGAGATGTGATCATCTAATGGAAATGAGACCAATTATATACAGTGCAAAATTATCCAGTCAGAAAGTCACAACGAAAACCAAAGTTACAATAACGGTTGTGGCAGATGATGTAGAGACATATTACACAGAAACAAAATATACCAGATCCAGCAATCATGAACTTATAGCTGGACAGGAGATAGGAGTGATTTAATGGCAATTGTAAAAGTAAGGGTACAGGTTGATGGAGTGTGGACGAATCTCACATTGAGCAATGGAAAATGGGTTGGAACAATTACAGCCCCTGCAACCACATCATACAATCTGGCCAATAAGTATTATCCAATTAAAATTGAGATTACCAATGATGCAGGAACTGTAGTAACGAAAGATGCTACAGATGCCACTTTAGGAGAAGCATTGAGACTGATCGTAAAAGAAACGATGAAGCCTACGATCACACTGGTATCTCCATCAAAAGGCGCATATGTGACAAATAATAAGCAGCCGATCACCTTTAAGGTCGTGGATGAAGCTGGAGGCTCTGGTGTGAACCTGTCCACCGTCAAAATAAAAGTAGACAGCACTACATACACAACTTCAAGCACAGGAATGGTAAGCAAAGGGATTACAAATGGTTATCAATTTGTGTTTACACCGCAGACAGCTCTTAAGGATGGAAGCCATACGATCACGATCAATGCGTCAGATAATGACGGCAATGCGGCAACTACCGTTTCATCAACATTTACAATTGACACAGTGCCGCCGACATTGACAATTTCCTCTCCACAGACAGGGCTAATCACAAATAAATCTGCGCTTACAGTAACCGGTAAAACGAATGATGCAACTTCAAGTCCGATAACATTGACTATGACATTAAACGGCACGAGCCTAGGCTCAGTAGCGGTAGAAACTGATGGAAGCTTTTCAAAAGCGGTTACTCTTGCAGAGGGAACGAACAGTATTGTGGTTACGGCTAAAGACGGAGCCGGACAGACTACCAGCATTACATTGAGCGTCAAGCTTGATACTACGGTGCCTGTGTTAAAAGGCATTACACTTACACCAAATCCGGTAAGTACGAGTGCAAGTGTAGCTATCACGGTTGAGGTAAGCTGATGGCATCCGGAACGATCAGCTTTGAACTGTCAACAGACATCACTTATGTTGCCGGAACTGTAAATGGTGTTGAGACAGTTTTTGTCCAGGATGAAGCATATCCGGTGAAGTGGCGTGCAACGGTAGATGTGGCAGAGGATAGCTTATACCATATATATCTTGAAATGCATGATGAGGCAGGAAATAAGAGTACCTACGAGAATACGATTGAGTATATTCTTCCGTGGTTTGTGTATGATCGTACACAGGCGGATGTAGACCGTGTACAGGAACTTCGGAATATAGGCTGGGAGAATATGACAGACGATGAAAAAACAGAGTGGATTAACGGCATGAAAGGGGCTTTTAATCTGTCTGATGTCAAGCGGAATGAAAACAACTGCTATGTCATTGCACAATTACTGAACATTTCTCTGGTCACTTGTAAGGATAATCTCCCAACATATCCGAATAAAACATATTTTGACAGTCTTTTAAAGAACGTCACAGCACTGAGGAATGCCGGTTATCGGTATGTAGAGACACCGGAAGTTCCACAGCAGCCGATTAACACGTACCAGAAAATCAATGATATTGAGAAAATATTACATGACATTTATGAAGTTTATAATTCAAACTTTGTCCATTACGCAGGCGAAGAAATCTATGCCGGACAGAGCATTGGATTACTTTTATAAGAAAGAGAGGATTTTATCATGGCATTTAGTTTGAAAACATGGGTGAATCGTATTTCCGAGTACCCGAACAGAAGAAAATTAACACATGAGGACGGCAGCACGGAACTTGTGACCGTAGCGAGAGCAGAGGGGCAGATCTCAGCAGAAGGAAATGCCTTTTCTGCGGAAGAGATGAATGATCTGGAGAACAGGATTAAGGGTGGGTTTGATGAGGTTAACCAGAGTTTAGGTTTGTTAAGCGAAGGAATCCAGGCTGTTAGTAAAAAACAGAACTTTTGTAAAGGCAGTGACCGATTACTTACTGATGTCTTGATTATAGACTTTACAAATCCAACCGGAGAATCTAATAGTTATGGAGTGATTGCCACAGAAGACGCATCTAAATTATTAAATTCCCCCGTTACCGATGGTCCATTTTACGCATATAGAGAAGTTTTGACGATTAAGAGTGTTCCAAAAGACTACAAAGTAATCGTAAGGTTGACTGAGGCATACCCTTCGCCGGGAAGGACATGGATTAAAGCTTATAATCCAAATATTTCTGACTGGAGTGATTGGAAGGTAATTTAGTTATCCTTTGTGTCTTTTAAATGAATTGTATAGTTCTGCATACAGATAAATAATTGTAAGTTAAACTCTGGTTATGCGAAGTAAAATGGAACAAAAAAATTATTCTGAAATATTATAATTGAATTATACAAAAGAAAGGAAGATGATCCAATGGAGATGTTAAAAGAAACGTACACGATTGCTTTGCCTATCGTTCTGACCGCATTAATGGGATACATAGTGTGGCTTTTGAAAAATCAGAAGTCAGACAGAGATGCGAACAGTAGAGGAACGATGCTTTTGCTTCGAGTACAACTGATCGAGTACCATGATAAATACATGGCTCTCAAAGAAATTCCATCCTATGCCTATCAGAATTTTATGGAAATGTACGATGCCTATCATGCGCTGGGTGGAAATGGAATGGTCACAAAGATGAAAAACGAGATTGAAGAGCTTCATCTGAAGCAGAAAGAGAGGATTTAAACATGACAGATTTAGGATTTTTAACAGAATTTATGGTGCCGGTGATCGTAGGCATTTGCCTTTGTGTAGGCTATGTCGTGAAGAAGTGGATTAAGGATGTGGACAACAAGTATATCCCTACCATTTGTGCGGTATTAGGTGTGCTTTTAGCCATTTGGATTAACGGATGGACAATCACAGCATCTATCTTATTAAGTGGCTTGTTTAGCGGTCTGGCAAGCACAGGACTGCATCAGATGTTCAAACAGTATATTGAAAAGAAGGAGAATTGAGATATGAAAAAATTATTTATCAGTCAGCCAATGAAGGACAAGACGGACGAGCAGATTTTATCAGAAAGAGAAAAAGCAATTGAAGTAGCAAAGCAGAAAGTAGGAGATGATGTAGAAATCATTGATTCTTTCTTTAAGGATGCACCACACGATGCGAAGCCATTGTGGTTCCTTGGAAAATCATTAGAGCTTTTAGCATCAGCAGACGTAGCTTATTTTGCACCAGAGTGGGATAAGTACCGTGGATGCAAGATTGAACATGAATGTGCAGTTCAGTATGGAATTACAACAATTGAAAGTGAGGAATAATACATATGATTATTAATGTACATGCAGGACACAACCCGGACGGAAAAGTAGCATGTGGAGCTATCGGAATCATCCGGGAATCAACAGAAGCAAGAAATGTAAAAAATGAGGTTATCAGACAGCTTAAATGCCTCGGGCATACCGTGTATGACTGTACGGTTGACAATGGCACAAGTGCAAATAATGTGCTTTGCAACATCGTAGGTAAATGCAATTCTCATGCGGCTGATCTTGATGTATCTATCCACTTTAATGCAGGTGCGAAGGATATGTCTGGAAACGGACGGACAACAGGTGTAGAAGCATATATTTATAGTGATAATAGCAAAGCAAAACCATTTGCAGAGAAAATTGTGAAAGCAATTGCAGCACTTGGATTTAAAAATCGTGGTGTGAAGATTAACAAAAAGCTTTACGTGCTCAATCACACAAAAGCACCTGCGATGCTGATTGAATGTTGCTTCGTGGATGATAAAGACGATGTAGCACTGTATGACTTTAAGAGCATGGCAAGTGCAATTGTTTACGGAATTACCGGACAGCAGTACATTGAACCATCCAATAACACATCTGATGACGATGCTGCAACTTCTGGATCAGAGACAAGCGTAGGTGATAAAGATTCTATTTATCGTGTACAGGTCGGAGCGTATCGCAATAAAGCAAATGCTATTGCCTTGCAGGAAAAATTGAAATCGGCAGGATTTGACGCTGCGATTGTAAAAGCGTAAAATAAAGGGCGGTTAGAATTTCTAATCGCCCTTTTTAATAGACTTGTACTAATTGATGTTAACCTTTAGGAAATAGTTATTTAGTACAAGTCCTAGATATAAAATATAAAGCCAGTAATTTCAAAGGCTTCATTCAAATAAATTTCTTTTATTATTCTATGCCAAAATTCTTGTTTTCCTTTTTGATCTAGTTGTTCGTAAAGTTCTTTCCAGTCTTCTGGGATCTGCTTCTTAAATTCCTCAATCCTTACAACTTTGTTGTTTGACAACTCCTCAGTTATGGAATTTATTTTTTCTGATAAGACACTGTATTTCTTTTCGTATTCTGGGATATCAATTCTTCCTTTTTCAAAAAGGTAATTAAGTCTGTCACGCTCCCCTATTGCATCATTAAGTTTCTTATTCAAATTGCGCTTTGGTTTACCTGCTTCTTTTTTTACATCAAATTCAAGATTTTTTAATGCTGCATCAAGATTTTCAAGAAGATATTTTTCTGTTTTTGCTTCTGACACTAATTTTGTTTTGTGCAATTTCTCATTTCCACCAAACCAGCATCTTTGATATTGCCGGTGCTTTTTGGTCTTCCTGTCTATACTGTAAAAACTTGACATTTTTCTGCCACATATAGGGCAACGGAATAACCCACTGAATAAATATATATGACCGGACGGAGCGTATTTTATCTGATTGACACTTCTTATTTCTTCCATTTGCTCTTTGGTAAAATAAGGTTCGCAGAAATTTTCATTTTCCCTTACTTTCCCAATATATAAATCTGACTTTATCATTGTATCTAATTTGTGACGTGTGAAGTCTGGAATTAAATTTTCACGTACCCATAAAACAGTGCCTCGCTTGCTTTTGGTTGCTAATAAATAATCAAATATAGCCCTTGTCTGCTCCTCGTTATCGTGTACGACTTTCTTTACGCCATCTATTTTCTCTATTTTGAATCCTATAGGCACTCTACCAGTGTAAGCTTTCCCTTCACGGATTTTATAAGCTGCAGTGTCTTTGTATCGCTCAGATATAACCGCCCATTCTAATTCTGCCATGTTTGCCATCTGGTACATGAAGTTCTTTCCATATGGCGTGGAAGTATCGATCTGCTGACTTACTGATATCAAGTTACATCCTGCGCTTTCCATGTCGTGATAGAGGTTACAGAAATCTCTCATATTTCTTGCTATACGATCGTATCTCATAATAACAACTGCATTGATTCTTCCAGCTCTGACATCATCCATCATGCGCTGAAAGTCCTTTCTTTTTGCCGTGCTATGCCCTGTGATCGCATAATCTCCAGAATAAACGATTATATTTGCATTATGGTAAGTTTTATTAATGTACTTTTTACAATCGTCTATTTGCTGTTCCATTGATTCTGAATTATCATCTTTTTTTGATTTCCTTGGATAAATTGCTATATTCATTTTTAACTCCCTAAAAAACCCCTCATATTAATAGAGGGGCATAATTTTTATACATAATATGGATTTGGCTTCAATATAATTAATATAAGGTCAATTACAACTCCGACACCAAATAAACCAAAAGTTAATAAATATAAAATTCCAAATAAAATTTTCCCTTCATAGAATTTATGAATTCCAAACCATCCTAAAAACAAGCACAAAAAGAATGAAACCCACTTGTTTTTTGCTTTTGGTGCTTTCGAATAAACAGGAGCTGCAGAACTAGAAGAAGAATTAGCACTATTATTGATAATTATACTTTCAGGGGTTGAATTCTTAATATCCTCAACTTGCTTTCCGCACTTAGGGCATACTACACAATCAATATCAATCTTCTCTCCACAATGCTTACAGAATTTTGTGTTTTGTTCCATACGTTTATACCTTTCCTTTCTTTTGATATCATCATTATAAAGCAAAATGATTATAAAACAATACATTTTTGTCATTATTTTATGACATTTTTTTGCAAAATGAAAGTTTAGGATAAAAAACAAATGGATGCGTTATTGACTTTTCGAACATACGTTCGTATACTTTATGTATCAAATAGAAAGGTGGTATTGGATATGGGAGAGTTTAAAGAGAAAATAATAGAATTAATAGAGAAGTGCATGGACGAGGATGATCTACGGACCATATATGCATTTATAAGGAGATTTTTAAGATAAAAGAAAAAGACAAGGGTTTGCGCATTGCCCTTGTCTTTCTTTTTACTTCTTCACAAGCTTTTCTGCCAGCTTCTGGATTGTGTTCCAGTCGTTTTCATCCAGTTCTGATATAGCAGCTATGAATCTGTACCGCTGGTCTTTTTCCCCGGCTTTCAGAACATCTGCAAGAAATTCAGCTATCTTTTCATTCTCGGTCTTTTGAATGAACATTTCGCCTTTTCCGGTCTCCAGCCATTCCACATCAACATTAAACAATTGACAAATAAGTTTAATCGACTGGGTTGATAGATTTCTCTGACCAGTTTCTACTAAAGATATGAAATTTTTAGTTAAACCAATTTCTTTAGCAAACTTTTCTTGTGACATTCCAAGCGATTTTCTCAACTGTTTTATTTGCTCATACACTTATTATCACCTCCCACTAGTATAATAGTACAAAAATCACACAATGTCAAACAAAATATTTAAAAAATGTTTGACAAGACCAACTAAGTATGATATTATAATCACACAAGGTAATACAAACACGAAAGGAAGTGAGCAGATGAGCGAAAAACAGAAAGAATCCCTTACAAGACTAGCTGAAACAGTATCACAGCTGGACAAAGAAAACTTCAACTATATTCTCGGTGTTGCGGATGGTATGGCAATTTCAAAGAAACAGTCGGAAGTTGACAAGCAGATTGCCATGTGTGGGAGCGTTAAATAATGAGAAAGGAGATTCCTATGAACAAAGCAGACATGGAAATTACACCAGAGAGGAAAGCCAAGATTATGGACATTCTGTTAGAGATTTACGAAAGACAGGAAGGAATTAAGCTTGTGGTTAAGGACAAGGCACCATGAATAAACAGTGTGTATATGGTGTAGCAACAGGTCAGACGGTATCAGACACACATATCTGATATTCCGGCCGAAATTAGATTCATTTTTGAAAGAAAGTAGAAAGAAAAATGTGCGGATTTAAAAGCGGATTGATATTGAAAAATCGTTGTGTAATAGCAGAGGGAGCAAACGACAGCCACAGTGATTTACTGGAAAGCCTTGGAATTGAGGACAACATAGAAAATGCAATGCGTGTTTTCGTGAGAGTGGAACTTTTACCACCTAACGAAGAGTGGTGGACAGATCCAGACACTTGGAAAGAAAACGTGGATCAGGACATTCTGCCAGAATGGTTCGAGAACGACAAGGATAGATATTTTGATGAGTTTAGAAAAGCTGTCAAGGACTGGTGGAAAGAACACGTCAGAATTGATGAAGAAATCGAGGAACTGAGCAGTGGATATTACAGGTTGAAACGATGCAAAGTCAAAAATATGCTAAAAGACGTGAAAGCGATGTTGGACAACTCCACGGTGCAGAATATGAGTAGCAACTCCACGGTGCAGAATATGAGTAGCAACTCCACGGTGCAGAATATGAGTGGCAACTCCACGGTGCAGAATATGAGTAGCAACTCCACGGTGCAGAATATGAGGGACAACTCCACGGTGCAGAATATGAGGAACAACTCCACGGTGCAGAATATGAGGAACAACTCCACGGTGCAGAATATGAGGGACAACTCCACGGTGCAGAATATGAGGGACAACTCCACGGTGCAGAATATGTGGGACAACTCCACGGTGCAGAATATGAGGGACAACTCCACGGTGCAGGATATGTGGGACAACTCCATCGCCAGAGACAGCGAAAATAAAAAAATAAAAATTTCCAGCGAATGTGATTACGAGATCGTAAAAGAGGAAAACAAAAAA